AGAAGGGCGAGGGACTGAACCGGCTTGCCTTCGTCGAGAAGAATGGACGCTTCCAGCGCGACGGCTTCGCGGCGGGCGGGGTCGAGCCAGCGCGCGGCCCGAGCAAAGCGAAGCGACGATTCGCCATCCGTCATGTTGCTCATGTTCATAAGCGTTTCGTACTTGTGAACCAGATCGAGGTCCTTCATTGCGATGGCCTCTGCGCCGTAGCGCAAGGATAGGTCACGCTGGCCGGTAATCATTTTTTCGTAATGGAGATAAAACTTCCAATGCGGCGCGAATTGATCTTGCCATTCGAGAATGCGTTGGTTGCGGTCGTTGCTCTTGCGCTGTCCGAGCGGCGGCATGTGGTGGATTTCCAAGTCGCGCCGCATGTAAATCTTGATCGTCTTTGTCGGGTGGACGTTCTCATGCACCGCCCGCCACCAGTATCCGGTGCGGTAGCGGAAGAATCGTTCGCGCGGTGCGCGCTTGTGCTGCTCAGGGATGACGTAGTCGCTCAGTATCCAGTCACACTCTGCTGGGCAGTCGTGGAGCGCCTTCAACGTAGGCTCAACCATGTTGTCTTGAAGAACGTCATCACAGTCGGCCCACATGACCCAGCCGCCTTCGCCGGTTAGATCGTAGGCTTTTTCAAATGCGACATTGCGCGCGGCAGCGAAGTCGTCGAGGTGCGGCCAATGCCGGCAGAGTGGGGAGTTGCGATATTCGCCAACGTGACAGCCGAGGCTCTTGGCGATGTCGAGAGTGGCGTCGGGTTCGAGTGCTCCGACGGCGCGAATGATGACGATATCATCGCATATCTTTTGCAGGGATCGGACGCATCGTTCAATGCGTTCGGCTTCGTTGCCGCAAATTAAGCCTGCGACAAGGCGATTTTTTTGGTTCATGTTTCTGCACTGGGGGCGATGTCAAAAGGGCAACAAAAAACCCGCTCCTTGTGAGAGCGGGTTTGATGTGAACCGTGATCTTTTACAGGCCGGTCGTGATGCGGATGATCGAGGAGCCGTCAACAACTTTCTCGGATACGTGCTGGCGCACGCGAAGGATGTTGGAGCGGCGGGCTTCGTCGCGGTAGGTCTCGGAGACGAAAGGCACTGGGCTGTCAGCGCCCCAGAGGATCGTGCGGCCGAATCCACCGGCTGCGAACTCACCGCCAACTGTGTTAGCGAGTGCAAGGTAGCTGTCACCCCAGACGAATCCGCCTGAGTAAGTTTGGCCCTTCTTCGCAGTGTTGCGAGGAGCGCGACCAACAAGGACTTTTTCCACGCCGACTGCCTGAGCGACTTCTTGCTCGGAGAGGAGGCGAGTGGAGTTCGTGGCGACTACGCCGAACATTTGATTTTGCACCTTGGTCGAACGGCGAACGCGCTCGAAAAGGACTGCGGACATAACGAGCGTGTTAGGAAGCACGCCATATTTGGCGAGTTCCAACTTGCCTGCGGCAACGTCGCCGGCGAGATCGAAGGTTGTGATGTTGGCTTCGGTGTAGGCGGCTGTTGCACCGGCGGCGGAGATGGCTGTGATGCCGTTTGCTGCGTAGGTGAGCGAGGCAACGCGAAGCTCGTGGCCGATTTGGATCTGGCTGAGGAGCATGTCGGCAACGGCAACCTCAACGTCCAGGAAGCGGGCGAGGTCGCGCTGAGTTGCGTCGGGGAGGACTTCCTCCAAGCCGTACTCGGTAGTGGCGAAGGTGTCCGATGTGAACTTGCGGCCAACGCGAGGATAAGCGGATCCAGCGGCGATCTTGGTCGAGTCGTCGTTGAGTGCCTCGGATGCGCCCAGGTTGATTTTCAGATACTCGCCGGAGCGAACGTCTGCAACGTAGATCGGCATAACTTCGGCGCCGATGAAGAGGTTCTGCTTGTTGGAGCGGCCCTCGTAAACGGCCTGTGCGATGTCTCCGCGAATTGTGGTGGTGGTAAGTGACATGGTAGTTGGTTAGTTAAGTGTTTCGGTCAGGTGCTTAGAGGCGAACTGCGAACTCGACGATGTCGCCGGTCACGCCGGAATTGATTGCGGTTCCAACAGTCACGCCAGAGGTGACGAGCGTTCCGACAATCACTCCGCCGGTTGTTGCGAAAACCGAATTGCCAGCGGTCACGGGACCGGGCGAAACGATTCCGAATTGCGTTGCCTTGAAAAGTTTCACTTCGCCAACGCCAGCGGCTGCCACGTCGTCCTGAAGGACGCCGATGACTTCGGAGGCGGTTACGAGTGCGGCGGCTGCGTTGTCGCCTGAGCAACGGACGAGCGTGCTGCCTGAGAGCGCGGACGCGAATGTGAACGAGCGGAATGGGATGTCAGTTTGGGATGCCATGATGAGTAGTGATTAGAGGTTGTGGAGTTGATTGGAGTCGCGAAGGGCGATGTATTCAGCGGGGTGATTCGACATCGCAAATTTGATCGCGGCGGTCTTGGAGCCGAGTTCTGCGGTTTTCGCTTCGATCAAATTTTTCAGATCAAATTTGACTTCGGCAGGAACTTCGGCGGGAGCGGATGCCTTCATGGGAGCTGCGCCAAAGTTGGAGATGATGGTGTCGAGTTTAGCTTCGAGCTTGGACATTTCAGAGTCCTTCATTGGCTCGTCCTTTGGCTCTTCGGGAGCGGCTTCCATTGCCTTCTTGTAATCGCCAAAGGCGGATTCAAGGGCGCTGAGTCGGGAGACGATGTCGCCAATGCTCACTTCGTCTTCCTTGGGTTCGATTTCGATTTCAGGTGTGTCTTCCATTTGCTTGGAAATTTTGTCAACTGGCTTTGCTTCGAAGCTGAAGAGGCCAGTGGGGTTCGCTGCGGGTGTCTGCACGAGGTCGGCAGAGTAAAGTTCCTCGCACGATGCAAAGCTCTTGCCGCCGATTTCCCGCACAGGCCCGCTGAATGCAATCGAGATGCCGAATGTGTCGGGAAGCTTCTCGGCAATTTCCAAGACGTAGGCTCGCCGGTCTGCGTTTTGCAAAAGGTTCAAATCTCCGAGGAGTTTTTCTCCGACGATGCGAAAGTTATCGACAAAACCGATGATGTCTTTGATGCCCGCACCGTGGTCGAGATTGACTTTGACGCCGCCTGCGTAGGTCTCCGCGCATGCCTTAACCTCGCGCAATGTTTGCGCGTCCACGTAGAGTCCGTGGCCCTTGGCCTCTCCGACTGAGATGATGGATACTGCTTCGATGACGTCGCTCATGCGAGGCGACTATGTCAAAAGAAAGGGTGCCGATGGAGTCCAGGTCGCTCGGTGGCTTGATGCGCTTCCTCGGTAGAGGTCGCCCGAACTTTGAAGGATACCGGATAGAATATCCCGATTGCCCCGCTTTCACGGGCTTCTGTGATGATGATGTAGGTTTTACTCATAGGTGTATTGGTTTGGTTGTTATCCGGCGTAGCCTGTGGCTTCGCAGGAGCTATCCGGAATTCCGGATAAGGGTTTATTTGAGGGGGGAAATCTCTTGGTTAGCCAAGTCAGAAACCTCCTCATACGTGGCCGCGAAGATGTCGGGCTTGCACGCATAGAGTTCGCCCTTCACGCCGCGAATGATGAAGTCGCCTGCGCTGGCGTTCATCGGCCCTTCGAGGGTCATTATTCGTGCGGTCGGCGGGAAGACGTGCAGTGCGCCCACTTCGTCGCGCCCCTTCTTAGTCGCGGCTATAAGCCACTCCGGGGCTTCGTTCCAATTACGGTCGCCGCTGAATACAACGGCTTCGATTACTACTGGTTTTTTTCGGTATTGCATGGTGATGAAAGATTAAAACGGAGGCTAACAAGGCGGTGCAGATAACCCCGCTTCGCGGGGTATCTGAACTTGATCGATCGAGCCGAACTCATATTGAGAGAGGGCTTTGACTCTGTTGCGAACGCCTTCTATGAAACGCTCACGCGCTTCCTCGATAACTATCCCGAAGGATGTCGAGTAAGGGTAGCGGCGCTCATACAAACGCCGCTCGCCCGCCCCAAGCTACGACTTAGTGGCGCACCGCCCTCGATGCTCCACCGGCAAAATTAATCGTCATATTGGTCAACGATGCTCTGCAAAAACATCTCCTCAAGCGCGGCCTGTGCGAGTAGCAATATTTCAGCTTCGTCGTCTTCGCGGGAATATACGATGTCGAAAGAACATGAAATCGACTGCCGCACGCGATTGGCGGAAATGTTTTGCACGTTGCCCTGCAAAAAAATCTTCTCGCATGTCGATACGTCCGCAAGCCCACTTCCAGACAGGAATGAGAAGCCGCGCACGCTTGCGGTTGTCGATATTGAAATTCCGACGTCTGCGGTGCTGAGTTTTGCAGATACGCCGCGCGCAATTTCGACGATTACTTTCTGCCCGTGCCGATAGAACCCGCCCGGCAAATCCCGCCCGCTTACAATCGGCGGTGGCGAAGGCGGCGGCGTTACTGCGTCTGGGTCCAGAAGCCCTTGGATGCCGATTGAAAGCGGCGTCGGGCTTGAAAGAAGGCCCTGCGTTGCGATGAGCAGGCTGACTAGCATGACTTAGACTCGCGTGACGGTTGTGCTAGCGACTCCGTCGCCGGTTATGTTTTGCGAGACCGCGCCAGCCGCACGGGTTGAAGGCGTGACGGTCAACGCGCTGCCGGATTTCAAGCCGTGAATGAGGTGGATTTCTTGCAGTTCCGGCACGGCAAATGCGGTTAGGACGCTTGGGTCGAAATCAACCGAGGAGATAACCCCAGTCTGGAACTCGTGAATGTCTGCGGCGGCGTGATATGATCCTGTGAGCTGAAGCGTGTTGTTTGAATTGAGTGATCGCACGATCCGCCCGCCGTAGGTTCCGCTCGTTGTGTGCCCGCTTGTGGCTTCGTCCCAGACAGCATCCGCAATGCCTGCGGTGGTAGCGGTCGAGAGATCGTTTACCAAAATTTCAGCCGTGCCATTCCACGCGATGAGGCCGCTCGAAAGCGGAGTTACGCCGGACTGGTAGAAAACAACTTGATACGTGCCCGCTGTTATGACTGGCATGTTGGCGGAATAAAAGCTTGAGCTGCCAACCTCCGCGCATGTTATCGCGGAGCCGACTGCCGCGCCGATCTGGAAGAGTTGCGCGGTGATCGTAAGCCCGCTGGTTGCCTGTGCTGTGTTGAGTTCGTTCGCCATATTTTTAAGAAAGTTTGGACATTGATGCAATGACTGCCGCGTCAAAGGTCACTGGTGGCATTGGCCAATCGTTTCGCGGGCTTTGATCTTGCGCGAAAACCGCCAACACGCCTTGCAAATAGGATTCGAGTGCGTCGAGTTCCGCGCATGATTTGTTTAAGGCCGTAAGTTTGATGCGAAGGTATATGAGCGTCGGCTGGTAGTCGCTGCCAAGTCCCACGCTTTGCAAATGTTCGATGGCGGTTACGAATGGCCGCAACACGGAAATATAATTCGACACGGCCTCTTCTACCTCTGCGCTCGTTGCAGTCGCAGGTAAAACCAACGGCGGACGGCTTGGGCTGTATTCGTCCGTTACCACTATTGCGATTGGGGAGTAAGCTATTGCCATTACAGTAAAGCTGAAATTTGCAGGAAAACCATACCACCGCGAGGTGCGCCGAATTGAATTGCCGTTCCGCCGGCTGTCAGCGTTGGCCATGTTCCGAATGTCTGCGCCACCGATCTCCACCCACCGATGCTGGTATTGCCTTGAGATAGATTCGACAGCGTTGGCGAGCCAACAATGTATACTGCCGCGAGTTGCGATGTGCTGGTCAAATGCTGCATGGTGATCGTTGCATTTGCGTTCGTCGCCATCCAATATGTCGTCTTTTCCGAAAGATTAAAATCCGTTATGTTGTCGGATATGGTTGTTGCCGTGACTCCACTGAGACTAACTGTAGTTGCAAGCGGAGCGCCGTCAGGCTGTCCGCCAACTGATGCGTAAATTGCGAGCTGCACCGAGGATGAGGCAACGCCAGTTGTAACACGCGCTCCAAGTTCTCCGACCGTGATAGGCCGCTGAACTGTAAAGGGGTACAAATAAATCGTATTCGCAACCATCGCTGCGCCTGCGCCAAGGGTTCCATAATGCGGACAAATCCAAAAAGTGCTTGCATAGAGGTTGTTTGCTGCGCCGCCTGATGGCGCGGCCCACGTCCCGTCTGCGCGAAGAAAGTTTGACGTCCCCCCGCCGGATGATGGGGCAAGGCCTTTTAAGCTCGACGTGAACGTGTCGAGCAGTGCGGTCGCCTGAGTGCCGGTCAGGTCTTCGACTGCTCCTGTTCCGGCAGTTGTCCGGCCTTTGATTGTGGCGGTTGCAACATCTGCGAGTTTCGCATTTGTGATGACGCCGTTGTCGATTGTCCAAGTTGCTCCTGATGCGGAAACTGTGATGTCGCCCTTGTCTCCGTCCAATATACCGCCGCCGGCGGATGGTTGCTGGATGTTTGCGCCGATCATGCGAGTAAGATCAAAGCGTTTTTCTCGGTGGGTTCGGGGAATTTGATTTCAAACGACCCGTCGAAAACCGAACGGTCGGCGCCGAAATTTAATGCGCAGATCACGGAGTTATTTTTCGAAGAGTTGTAAATCACGGCCCCGTGAGCGGTAAAGGATGCGCGGTCGATCTTCAGATCGTTGAACGTCACGAACGCGCTGCGGCCTGCCATGCCGTTCTTGAATCCTGTCAAGACGTAGCCGCCGCGATCATAGCCCGGCCCGCTGACTTCGCCCGCTTCGGTGTAGTGCGCGAGTTCCGGCCCTATCGTCGCGCGGCTCGTATAGAGCGCGATCTTGTAGGTGTCGGTCGATTGGTGGATGCCAAGCAAAAATGCTTGCTTGGCTGAGAGTGCAATTCCTTGTGCGATCATTTTTTTGTTTTGAGTTGTGCGTAGCAGACTGCCGCGCGTTCGGTTGTATCTGGAAAATCTGCGAGCATGGTGTCATCCGCCATACAGCGGGCGACGAAATCCTTTTCAGACTCGCCCCCCGTAGGGGACGGAATGACAAACTCGGTCGGGCTTGGAAGCGATAGGCTGGCAACCCGTCCGTGTGCGTCGCGTTGGAATTTCATGTTGAGACCTTTCTTGGCCGCTTCCTTTGCGGAGATGCGGCGTGCCTTCGCCGCTGCCCATGTCTGGCCTGCGTCGCCGCCCCACAATGCCCATGCAATGCGGCCTGCGGACGGGAAGCCCTCTTCGCCTGGTTGAAAACCTTGCCCTTTTTTATCAACCTCGTGGCGCGAAAAATAGCTGTGCATCCGCTTCACGGTATCTTCGGAAAGATTTTCGCCATTTGAGATGTCGCGAGCGCGGGCAACTCCGACATTCGTCCCGCCGCGATTGTATTTTTTGCGCCACTCCAATCCCTTCTTGGCTTCGGCGACCATGCCGCCGGTCGGCTTGTTTTTGCCGTCCTCGAATTGCGATGCTGCGGCCTGTTGCGGTGCGAGTGTGGGGGCTGGCTCTGCGTTCGTAATCTGGTTTGCGCTCGCTTCATCCATTCCGAAAACCGTGCGGAGAATGATGCCAACCTGTTCGGGCGAAAGTTCGCCGCGTCCCAGTGATGCGAGGATTCCCGAGAGCGCATCCGTCCCGCCGATGCCGATGGTTTCGATGAGCGGAGCGACCTCATCATTCTCAGGCGTAATGTCGATTGCTGACTCAGGCACCGAATCGGAAAT